TAGGGGGCTCCCGCGCTAGTGTTGCATCCCTTGCAGCACTTCCATCCAAGAAAGTCGAACACATGGCGGATGCTCTTAAGTCCCGATCCTACTATGCGCTTAACAACGCAACGGGTCAGGGAAGATCGAGTATCTTTGCTGGTTTCTCGTCATATCAGTTGTTCGGAAGACTCTGCTCGGAAACGAGCGCGGGTCGAACGAACCCCTTCTATGACGGTCACTTCGTAGGAGGTGGCCCCTGGGATTTAAACAGGGACGTCACCGAGTACGTCGTGGGTCAGGTCCGCACTAACCTAGTGCAAGGACCTGTGATCGCCGCTACTCCAACCACATCATGGATTGGAAAGCCTGCTGCTTTCAGCAAGCCTAGCGACGTCAATCTGAACGCTGCCGGTACAACTGGCATCGCTCGGACTGAACCAACAGCCCCTTCTTTTGATCTCTCCGTTGCTCTTGGAGAGATTACGCAAGAAGGGTTGCCAAACCTACCTGGCAAGATATTCAGGGACCGTGTCGGCAAAGCTAAATCTGCCGGAAAGGACTACCTGAATGTCGAGTTCGGATGGGCTCCTCTCGTTCGCAGTGTGCGTGATTTTGCTCACACTGTTGACCGATCTGATAAGATCTTGGCTCAGTATCATAAAGATGCTGGCCATCCTATCAAGAGGAGGTACGACTGGCCTGACGAGATGGTTACGGCACAGCGGTTCACGAATATCAGTGTTCTGCCGTCGTATTCATCTCTAGGGCCGATTTCAGGCTACGAGACGTTTCAATCCACAAAGAAACAGTGGTTTGAGGGTAGCTATATCTACTACCTTCCAACGTTTCGAAATGATACCCTTGGTAAATTTCAAGGGTATGGAAGAGATGCCCGTAAGCTACTCGGTGTAGATCTTACACCGGAGACGCTTTGGAATCTCTCCCCCTGGACTTGGGCCGCGGACTGGTTCGGGAATGTCGGCGATGTTATGGCCGCCACTTCCGCGATTGGTCGCGATGGCTTGGTGTTGCGATATGGTCACATCATGTGCCATATCCGGACAGAATCTGCCATTGGGGGTTTCAACCCTAATTATGGCACTGTCACGGCTCGTCGTGTCGAAGAAACTAAGACACGGCGGAACGCAACTCCATATGGATTCGGCGTTGCCTTCTCTTCGCTATCTGCGAAGCAGGTCGCCATTGTTGCTGCACTTGGACTCTCCAGGTGGTAGCAATCCGTGGCTCTTACCCCTAAAGGTAAGGGTTTTTCAACCACGTTCCCGGTTGTTCCGGGATCCCTCAGAAAGAGAGATGCTCCATGGCTTTTGCCGATTCTCAGACAGTCACCATCAATGCTGTGCCGATCACGCTTAAGCGTGTAGGCATGGGCATTTCATCCGGGTCCTTTGCTAAGGACGACGGTTTGGTGAAGCTTGCGTTCAGTCACTCTCAGAAGAGTGGCAAGACGCGTAGCTTGGTCCGCCTGGACCACGGGAAGATCGCTGCTGACCCGCTGCTTGCGGGCATCAACGTTCGTGCTGGACTGAGTGTCTACACTGTGGTGGAAGTTCCAGCCACAGGGTATTCGCTCGCCGAGGCGAAGCAGGTCACTGATGGCTATTTTGCCTACATGACTGCATCTTCTGGCGCGGTGATGACCCAGCTTCTGGGTCACGAAATCTAGCTAACAACTAGGTTTGCTGCATCATTGCAGCCCATGCGCTCGAGAGCAACAATGGAGCTACGGATACTGCAACCCCCTTTATAGGAGGACAGTTGAAAAGCCTGATGTTTCTCTGGAGAGAACTCGCCGATGAATTGGCGAGTTGGTGCTTCACTAGCGCCACTCTCGACTACAAAAAGCTCGAGAGGCGTGTCGAACATGAGGGTGTCAGTTTTCTGACGATTACCCTTCCAGCTTTCTGTAAGGACTTCGAAAGAAGTCTTGATGAAGGCTGTGTCTCTCCTACCTCGTTCGCTGGTTTCCAGCGGAAAGGTGGTCTCCCCCTATTTCTAGGAGGTTTCCTTGAGAGGGTGTTCGACACTTGCAGTGGCAAGATTCTTGACGCACCATGCATCGATGCCATCTTCGCCATTCGCCAACTCACGTTGGCTTTTGGTAAGATTCAGATCGAATGCTCGAAAGAGCGGACGGCTGATGCGGTGTTGAAGTACGTCAAGTGTGAGATGGAAATCCGGGACTCAGCTGATAGTATTCCGTTGGAACTCCTT